CAACTTGACCTAATACTGTTCTTGGAGTTTTATAAAATTCTGTTTTATATCCTACATTTCGATTTGAGTCGTATACTGCTTTCTGTATTAATACTTGGTTTGCAATATCTAATCCTTTAGATGGAAGACTAGTTCCAATACCCACAGAACCAATTCCTGTTGTGATAATTACAGTTCCTGCAACACCAACTTTCAAATCACCACCAAGATTAACATTACCTTCTACCCCTAAACCACCATTTTCAATTATTAATGCACCAGTATCTTTAGTCGTTGATTGTGTTGCACCTCCAACTTTCAAATCACCACCAATATTAACATTACCTTCTACACCGAGACCACCTTGAGCAATTACAAGAGCACCAGTATCTTTATTGATAGATGGTGTATTTGCAGTAAAAGATACAATACCAGCAACATATAAATCTTGTGTGATATTTGCGGTTCCAGTTACATCTAAAGCAAATGTAGGATTATTATTGTTAATACCTACATTTGAATTCCTATAGATATTTCCGCCAAGAATTGGGCTCCAATAATCATAAACATAAACATCTGCAATATTTGGATTTGATGGATTTACAAATGCTTGTATAGTATCTGTAGTAATTCCCAACCCATCTCCAGTCTTTAGATTAACTCCAAAAAATGATTGCCCAGATCCAACTAGAGTCAAGTCATTATAAACAAGAATTCCTTGCGAATCTAAAGGATTAACTTGTACCCATCGAATTCCATCAACATCTCTTGAGAGATAATATCCTGTGGTTCCTGCAACATTAACCGAATCAAATATATTCTTATTAATCTTAATGCTTCCAGCAATATCTAACTTTTGCTGTGGAATGGTAGACCCAATTCCAATATTCCCATAATAAGTTGATGCTGCTCCAACAATATTTGGATCAGTAGATGCTATTGCAGTAAGTACAGTTCCACCAATACCAATATCAAGTTTTTTTGTAATTGTTGCAACACCAACTACAAAACGATCAAAAGTTACATTATTAGTAAAGAAAACAGGTCCTTGAAATGTACTAATACCAGTATTGGTAAAACTACCATTAAATTTAATATCACCATTTACATCCAGAGTTGCTTGAGGATTATTAGATCCAATACCCAACCTATTCAATCCTGGATTATAAACAAAATTACCATTTACATAAGGTGATCTAAATTCTTCTGTTGTTTCATTTAATAAAATATAATATGGTTGATTTGTAGTGGTTCCAATACCAACTTTAACTAAATCTGGATATTCTCTTAAAAATAAAGCAAGGTCCTCACCGAACAAATCAGTTGATGTAGTAATACCAGTAATTCTATTTCTAAGAAGTATGCTCATGAGAAGTATTGATTATAAGTAGGATTATTTAAAACAAATCTAACTGCATCAATTTCGGTTTTTCTTTTATTTAATTCTGCTTCTGCAAAATTATAAGAATATCGTTGAACATAAGATTTTTTTGTTTCAACTTTAATCGAATTTGATCCCACCATAATTGCATCCCTTTGACTTCTAAGTGTAACTATATCTGCTTTTAGAGCATCAACTTGTGCTCCATAAGCAGCACAAGATGTTGGGCAAGTACTTGTTTGTGTAGTATCAATATCTGGTATAAATTCACTTCCAATTCCAGAACTTGCAACAATATAAGTATCAATACCAATTCCAAGAATAGGTGAACCAACATCATTAACTATAAAAGATGCACCAGGGAAAAAAGGAATATTTAAACTATCATTTACCGCATAACCAGACCCACCATTATTTACAATTACATTTGCAACAGTTCCACCAACAGTAACTATTACATCTGCTTTTGCTCCACTACCACTACCACCTAATAAGGATCTTCCAAAATAAGATGTAATATTAGTTGCACCAATACCAGAACCAACATTACCTATAACTAATTCTAGAATAGAATTTTGATCTGCACCTACTACAAAAGTAGTAGAACCAATTCCAGAAGTAAAAGAAGTAGAACCATCAGTTCCATCAAGTTTTGCAAATGGATCAAATCCAGAATAAGATGTGTTTTCTGCATTTATACGATGTGCCTTTGCTTGTTCGTAATAATAAGTAGTACCAACACTTATCTGTATTTGATTTTCATTTTCATCCATAGCAGTAAAAACTGTACCACAACCACAAGCAGTAGCAATACCAGATACGATTGAAATATCATATATTTTTTTATTAATATCTACGGTAAGTTCTGCAATTCTTTCATCTAATTGTGATAATGGTGTTATAAGTTCACTAAGTGAAGATTGAACTGGTAATTTAATTTCACCAAGTGATACAATTTGATTTTGTATTGAATTCAGTTCTTCGTCATATTTTTGATTTAATGATTGTCTAGTCATACTTCTTCTCCTTCGTACTCAATAATTAGGGGCGAAATATCTTTTCTTGTTGCATATACAATATAACTACAATCTATTTTTCCACCGGAGTTGTTTAATATTTTTATTTTATTATTTTCTATCTTTTGAACATAAAGTTCTTGATGTAAAATATAAGAAGTCAAATGAACTGTGATTGATTTTTCATCAACCAATCCAGTCCAATAATCAGGCAAATTGATTATATTCGAATTTATCAATCTACCGCGAGTATAAACTGCATTTTCTGGTCCTTCTAAACAACCGTGCCTTAATCTATATTTTTCCTTTGTTGGATGTGGAATATCAAATAACTTAAATGGTGCCGCAACTCCACCCGCAGCAGTAAACAATCCAAGTATAGTACAAGTACCAGTTACAAGTAATGTACCATTAATCATTTTTGCAGCATTTGTAATATGAGAACCATTATTAAGTTTTACACCATTTGATATATCTGCTCCATTTTTAGTCGAAACACCATTAAAAATAGAAGCACCATTAAAGGTAGAAAGACCAAAAACATTTAAGTTGCCTAAAAGATTTGTAATACCTGTAACTTCCAAAGATACTGGAAGTGCAATTGAAATCGGTGGTCCAATCATACAAGCCGCTCTTGCTACTCCTATTTGAGCGGGCATTCCAATATAAACAGGACCATTCAAAACAGCAGTTCCTGGAAGTAATCTAGAACTAGCAGCCAAAAATGAAGTATCAACTTGCCCAACAACTAGTTTTTCGCCAACATTCGCAATTGTTAAATCAGCCATTAGTTACATATAGATTTGAAGAAATCTTTGAATTTTTTAATTGCTGCTAATACTTGTCCCAAGAGTGAAGAAGATGCCGCATCTACACCACTTGAAATTGTAGTTTGAGTACTTGCAGAAATATCAGTATAAGCGCCAGCAATATTAACTCCTTGTGCTGCTGCGATTGTTGCAGCGCCACTCGATTGGACTTCTACATTTGGACCACTTATTTTTACAATTTTAGAACCTTGAATTGTTACTTCTCCTTCTGATCCATCAACACCAATAATGCGAATATTCTTTGCTTCAAGAATAATAGTTCCATTAAGTGCTCTCAAATGAATATCACCATTTACCGCATTAATTACTTTTGCTGGTGTTTTATCGTCTGCGATTTTATGCCCTACAACTTCACTTGAAGTTTTATTTACAACAAAATTAGAATTTCCATTCTCGTAAATGATAAGTCCTTGTCCCTTATCAGTAGTACAAGCAATATCTATTTTTCCATTTTTAGCACTATCTGTCCCTGCTTCAATTCTAAATCCTGGAAGTTGTCTAGCAAATGGGTTTCTCATACGCAATCTATTACTGTTTTAATTCCTACTGTTGATATTCTTTTCTGATCTATTAAATCATAAGGTTTATTGATTGAAATATAAGTAGGATAATATTTCATAAGTGGAACAAATGCCGCACCAATACCTGTGTTTGTATTTATAGTAAGATCTGGTGGTTCTTCAAATCCACAAATTGGATTATTTAATGGCGTTACATCTATAATTGCTCCGCTATTTGGTGAAACAATAGGAGTATAAGTATTTTTACCATCAGTAATTTTATCACCAGTTGTATATCCATAACCAGGTGATATGACTATTATTTTTTCAATACAACCAGTTACATCAGTTCTTATACCTGGTGTAATAGGAGGTGTAGATACGGCCTTAATAAGAACCGAGACATATGCCTTTTTATTATCAAGTGTTAAAGTAAATATTGCATTACTAGTAATTATATCTTTATTTGTTTGAATTAATATTTGTGATTTTTGTTGTATAACCTTAAAAGATCCTTTTAATGGAGAATTTGATAAAAGATTTCCATCAATTCCAGTAATTGAATATGAAACCAAAGTATTATCTGGTATTTCTTTTGTATCTAATTTAATTGCAAATGCTTCTCCTGCAGTAACAAAATCACGAGAAGAACTTAAAGAATATTGAGATGATCTGGTAATCGTTTCTTTCTTTTTAATTAAAACATCAACAAACTTACTATAATCATTTAATTTTAATGTAAATAACTCTCGATTATATAAAAGATTATCTTTGGTTTTAATTGGTAATGTAGATGTTTTATTGTTTATAATAAATGATCCAGTCAAATCTTTATCAATTTCTTCTCTACGAACACCACTAATCGTATAATTAATTTTAGTTCCGTCCGTTGCATTATCAGTAATTAAAGAGATCACAAAATCATCTCCTTCCGTAACTACATTTTTAGAAGAAATTAATCTCAAAGATATAAATGATTTGGGGGTATTAGCGCCATCACCAGTAGTACCAATACCAGTACCACCACCAGTAGTACCAATTCCTGGACTAGTACCATCAGGGCCAGTAGTACCAATACCAGTATAATTTCCAGGACAATAACCAAAACCATAATTGGTTACATAAATTGAAGAAACTTTTCCATTTTCAATAATTGCATTTGCTGTTGCGCCATTTCCATATCCACTATTATCTACAATCATTACAGTTGGTTCTACTGTATATCCAAATCCACCATTAGATACTTCAACTGAAAAAATTGAACCATTTGAACCAACAACAGGAACTGCATTTGCACCAATACCATCACCAACAATTCTTACAATTGGCGGAATACAATTTGGATATCTCACTCCAGGAGGTAATGGAATAATATCATTTTGAGATGTTGGATTTGATACTTTTTGATTGCAGTTATTATATAATGAATTAAATCTTCCATTAATACCACCATAAAGTGGCGTTTCTCCAATTGCTGCTTCAATAGAACCTAAACCATCACTAATTCCATTCAATATATTTACATTTGAAACCATTTTTTGCCAATCATCAGCATCCTTTTCGTTTGGTCCAAATTTAGCAGCCCAAACACTTGGCGTTTTACAAGCAAGTCCAGTACACTCAAGAAAACTTAAAATTTGTGATGCTAAAGAACTTGCTTGATTTAGAATATTAGAAATTGAAGAAAGACCACCAGTAAGCCAACTAATTCCAGACATAATACCGGAAAGTGCATTTTCAATATCATTCATCAATCTTGAAAGAATACCAGCAGTCAATTGCTCAATTGCACACGCAGGTGCATTAATTGGATTAACTAAATCATTAAAAATATCTTCAAGAAAATTAAGAAGACTAGCAGGAAGTTTTTCTAGAATACAAAAAATTATATCTAAAATTTTCTTCATCGCCTCCAAAATATATACTTGTTGTGGTATTGGAACTATCAATCCAACCAGTTTAGTAAATAATTTAGTAATACATTTAAAAATAGTTCCTCTTAAATTATTAATAATTAATTTTACAATTCCAAGAACTTGACTTGCAGTTTTTTTAATTAAATTTTTAACATTTACGACTTCATTTAATACTGGATCAATAAAAGCGTGTAGATATCTATCAAGACCGTTTGTAACTGAAACAAAATCTTGTATTATTTGTGTAATTTGGCCGATTAAATTATTTTCGCATCCATTTGGTCTAGTTAAAGTAATGTCTGCTTTTTTTTCTACCGCCAAAGTAGATGCAGCAGGTATTCCAGGTCTAATACCTGCGATCTTATCACCATATTGTGGTGTTGCTGAAACATTTGTAGTAAATGAACTTGAAAATCCAAAATCAGAATTAAAAGCAATATTTGTTATATCTTTTTGCGAAAGAGGAGAAGTTTCTACATCTCCTAAATTTTTTGAATTTCTACTATCTCTTTGTGATGGTTTAACTAAATTACCAGGATGACCGGTGAAGGGTTTAAATCTTGAACTTTTTTCTTTTGCTATAACATCTTCTGTTTGTAAATTTTTAGTTCCTTCACTACGATAAAGCAATCCAAAAATTACTGGTTGTTGTCCGTCATCTCCATCCAAGAAAAATCCAAAACAAGTTTCACCACCTCTTAAATGTATAGTTCCTCCTATTCCTCCCTGCGAACTTCCAAAAGAAGGATCTAATAGTATTTGTGCCCAAGGTAAATCTTCATCAGGAAGAATATTTCCATCAAAAGAATGATATCCAATAATTCTAACTTTACATCTTGCTCCCCAAGTTCCTTCAACAGATATTTCAGATTTTTCCGCCCAAACAGATGTATGTGCTACTTGACCAATCCACCAAGTAAAACCATCTTTTCCAATATAATTAGATTTTAAAAGTGCCTCTTCAATCATTTTTATTTAAAATATATTATTAGATCCATATAGACCATAACTATCACGAATTAATCTTAAACTAGTAATCATTTGTCCTCCTTCAAAATGATGTCTTAATCCTTTAATCAAATAGTTTCCACTTTGTTCGTCGTCATTTTCTTTATTATCTGTCCTATCTATTCTTGGTAACATTACATTAATAATAGTTCCAATTTTCAAAGAAACATTACAAGGTACAACCATATTTAGTGCTTGTGTAAACAAAATATTATATCTTGAATATGACTTAGCCATATCGGCACCACTTCTTAATTTATTAGAAATTGAACCATTACTATTTAATGCACCTCGATCTGAAACACGAACCATAATGCGACTAATACTATCACCAAATTCATCAGAAACTGCAATATTGTTATTTCCTAATTTATTTCCAATTTCATCCTTTAGTACATATTTGTATATATCCAAACTGTTTGAATATAAATCATAAAAATAACTTTTGTTTGCATACATACCAACTCGTAATGCTTTCATCAAATCTTGATTTTTTTCAAATCCATAATTTAAGATTTTAAGTTCGTTTGCTTGATTATTATTTTCTATAATTTGGGTATAAGTATAAGTTATTATTTTTTCTTTATCTGCACTTTGATTTTGTATTTGAGTATTTGAAACTAAACTATCAATACTTCTATAATTAAATCCATCTTTGTTTTCATAAAATAAAAATCCAGCAGTTCCCTTTGCATCTGCATATTCTCCTTCACCAGATGTTCCACCTCCACCTGATGTTGTAGGTACGGATTTTGGTCCCAACCAAGTTAAAATGTGAAATGGTTTTTTGTTATTTGAAATAAAAGAATAACTATTTGATGTTACTTCTATATTTTTATTATCAAATTTTTTTGTATTTAAAACATTTTTTAGTATATCTTTTACGTGTATATCAATTGTTGCATCATTATATTTTTTTTCGCATCTTGATGTTTCATTTGAAAGTGCTTCAAGTGAAACCATATGTAAAGTGAAAGTTTCACTTGGTGTTTGTGCGTCCAAACCAGTTACTTTAGTTACATATAATGCACTATCACCATCTAATAAAAATTCCCCAAATGCAGTATCGACACTAATTGCAACCTTTTCACCACCACGGATTGGAAGAATATTAAACAACGAAGAAGAATTTGTTATTTGTGCGATTGCAGTTATACAAGGAGATAACAAATCTTCAAAATAATCAAAAAACAATAGTGAGTTAGTTATATCAACTTTATTTTTACCATCTAATGATTGTATACCAAAATAATTTGGTCTAAATGCGCCGACTGCGATAGACATTATGATCCAGAAAGAGTAGTAAGTAATAATGTTTTGACTAAACTATTTACCACCTGACCTTCACTTGGTCCAGGAAGAATTACAGTTCCGCCTCCTCCGCCACCACCAACAGGAATATATACTGGTTTTTGTTGTTGCCCGCCTCCACCACCTTGACCTCCTCCCATCAGTATAGGCATTACAGTTACACTTGATTGTTGTTGATTGTATATTGGATATTGTTGTATTGATCGTTGAGGTGTAGGAACTACTTGTGGTGGTACTGTTTTTTGTTGTTTTATATATTTTTGATAATCATTATACATTTTCCCAACCACCATTTTTTTATCACCTTGAATATTATCAATCCCTTCTTTGTATTTTTCTGGACTTTTTACCATTTCTTGTATTTTGGTGTCTTTATAAAGTTCCGATGGTTGAAGTTCTGGTTTAATTCCTGTAATTTGTTTTTGTTCTGCAAAAAATTGTTGTCCTGTTTTTGGTTTTTGTTGATAATCAGTAGAAACTTCCCCTAGTTTTTTATCTGCATCTGTTTTTGTTTTTTTCTCTTGACTTTTCTTTACTTTAACTTGTCCTCCAAATCTAAAATAACTATCAGCAACTCCACGACCATCTACTGCTTTTGTTCCTGGTCCACCTGGTCTATATTCAAAGTGAACGTGTGGTCCTGTAGAACGTCCTGTTTTTCCCTGATTTCCAATGACTGTTCCTGCTTCTATTCTCTGTCCTTTTACTACATTTACTTTACTCAAATGACCGTAAAAAGTTTCTGCTCCATTATCGTGTTTAACGGCAACCCAATTTCCATACCCACTTTCATAACCAGTATCAATAATTCCTGGTTGTATGACTGATACAGGAGCAGATGCAGATGGACTTGCAAAATCTACTCCATTATGCTGTCTTCCCCATCTCTGCCCAAAAGCTGAAGTAAAATTTGATGATGGTTTATCTCCACCTTCCGCAGAATATGTTTCTTCTGCTTCGATTTGTTGTTGGTCTTTCTGTTGCGTATCATAAGAAGTTTTAACAGAATCAGTAACATCTTCCATTGGTTTATTTCCAACCTGTTCTACAGTTCCAAATAACCCAGAAGAAATACCTTGTTCAAATTTACTTACAGCAGAACTAAATTTGCTTACCATATCACCAAAATTACTACTACCAGATGCTGCTCCTTTTTGTTTTGCTTCTTGTTTTTTTAGTCTTTCGTCTAATTTTTTCTTTATAGAACTTCCGCCTTCATATACTCTATCAGCAGCATAACCACCTAAAAATCCACCAGCCATACTTCCAAGTACAAATCCAACTCCAGGTATTGGAATAAGTGCCTGACCTATTACACCACCAAGTAAACTTCCAGCAAGAGAACCGCCAGCACCTGCTGCTGCTTTTCCTACACTTTCCCCTTCTTGCAATCCAGTCGCAAAATCAAGTCCAGCGAATAAAGCATTTACAACTCCTACTGCTCTTATTCCGCCAAGTTTTAATGTTGGACCCTTCGCTATTGGTTTTGGTGCTTTTATTCTTTTCGGTAATCTTCCTGGTTTTCCTGTTTTTCCTTTTGCAGGAAACATATTTCCCAAGAACCCAGCAACATCAAGAGCACCACTTGCAAGTGATCTTAACAACCCACCAGGTGCTCCAAATGATGATGCAATATTTAAATTTGCAAGTTCTTTTATTTTTTTCTTTTCTGGAAGTTTAAGTTTTTCAAGTTCGACAGTTTTGAATTGCAAAAATTGATTAAACTGGACTAATTCTTTTTGTACCTTAGGTAAAGTTTTTGTTCCTTTTGCAAAAAGAACAATATTATTAGAAGCAGAAACAAGTGGCGAAGAAAGTAATTTAGCCATTATCCGTCCACAATATTATAAACCATTCTTGAATAAAGAACTAAAAAATTATCAGTATTTGTAGCAGACAGAAATGGAACACTAGGACCAGATTGTGGTGTTGGAGATGGAGCAGAAATATCCCCACCGCCTGGTGATTGTTGTGCCTGTTGCTCACCACCACCACTCATATCAATAGGAAGATAGTTCACTTGAGGTTTTTGTTGTGCTGGTTGAGAGACAGTTGATACTCTTTGTGCTACTTGTGCTTGTGCTGATGGTGCTGCTTGTGCTGATGGTTGACTAGTAGATAATTCAATTTGTGCTGGACCAGAAATTTTTGGATCTTTTGGTCCAGTTAAAAATTGATTAGATCCTGCGGTCCCTCTCCATTTAGAATTATAAAATCTTCCACTTGTATCCATTTCTCCTTTAACTAGCCCTTCTTTCTGATAATATTGTGGAGCTGCTCTAAATTCCAAAGCTCCTTGAACTAATTCGGCAGATTGTGCTCTTAATTTTGGATCTCTAATAGCAGCAAGTCTTTGATCTATTTCCGATGTACCCACTCCCAAAAATTTTGCAGCATCTTCTTTGGTTTTTATATTTTTATATTTCGATAATCCTCTACTAAAAACTCCTTCAAATTGATCTGGTTGTGCAAACACATCAGTATAAGTTTTTCCATATTTACCAGAAGCAATTCTATTTGCAGCCACTTGCAATATATCAGTAGCATCTACTCCAGATCCACCTTCAGATGCAAGAGCAGCAGCAATTCTAAATTCTTCTGGAGTTCCTTGTTGTGGTAAAACTGCAGCACCAGGACCACCAGGAGGACCACCAGGAGTTGCCTTTGGTTTTTCTATTTTTCCAGTACTTCCGCCACCACCCCCAGAAGACCCAGACGTTTTCTTACCAGAACTACCTTTAACTAAACTATCAATTGCTTTTGAAAATCTATCAATAACAGCAGTCAATCCATCAAGTAAATTTCCAGGTATTTCTGGAGCAGGACTTCCAGGTTGAACTGCATCACTTCCCGAAAGAGCGTTTGTTGCAGCAGCACCAGCAGCACCCAATCCAAGAGCACCAGCGCCAAGAGCAAGCATTTTGCCTCCTCTCATTCTTCTGTTAAGTCCTCTTGGCGCTGTTTTTTTCAATCCACCACCAGGAACATCAACATCAAGATTGATGCCCCCGCCACCAGATGGACTTGCTTTTGGAAGATTTGATAATTGTTTTACAATTTTAATAATTACTTGACGAATAAGTTTTGCAACTTCAAAACTGTCGGTAAATGATTTTTGAAGTGCTTTTAAATTATCTCTTAAACCTTCTACAAATTTTCTTTTTCCAAAAAATTGAATAAATCCTATTACATCTCTATAAAGACCTAAAATCTTTTGAAGTATGCCTGTTGGTTTTGCTTCATCTACTTTTTTAATTCGGTCTTGATAATCTTTTGAAAAATTACCAATAGATTTACTAATAACATTTGTATTTGCTTCATCTACTTTTTTAATTCGGTTTTGATAATCTTTTGAAAAATTACCAATAGATTTACTAATAACATTTATAACTGAATTATTAATTGTTTGTGCTTGATTATTGAAATTACTAACTACTCTAGTAGATATTGAATTTACAATACTACTAACGTCTACTGGTGATGGTTGAACTCCTTTTCTTTGAAGATTGACAATCTTATTTGCTGCTGATCCAAGTACACCTGCACCTACAGAAGAACCACCTACTCCAGTAGATATTGACTTTACAATACTACTAATGTCTACTGGTGATGGTTGAACTCCTGCTCTTTGAAAATTAACAATCTTATTTGCTGCTGATCCAAGTACACCTGCACCTACAGAAGAACCACCAGAAATAAAATTCTGCGCTCTTAAAAGATTAGGCTTCTTTTTTCCTGTAATAACTTCGGGATTAATAACAGAACTAAGAGCCATTTGATTGTTGTTGTTTGAGATTTTCTTCTTCTATATGTTGTTGCAATAATGTAACATAAATGTCTCTCTCCCAAGGAATTAGATTTTCTATTTCCGTCAAAGAATATTTATGATACTGCATCAAAGCAAAGTTAAGCCTAAAATATGACTCCAATTCCATATGAGCCATAATCAGCCGAAAAAACTGGTTAATCCCTCCAACGTAACTTCGCTTTCTACTTTTGTATTTGGATTAATTACTTTGATAGTATGTGCAAGTTTCGGCATTGTTTCAAAGAATGTTTCAATTTCTTTGAATTGCTGTGCCGTTAAAGTTTCAATCCAATCCTTTAATTCTTTTGATGTGCAATCTGCTGCTGCCCAACTATCTTCTTGCGAAAACACTACATCAATACAAGATGAAATAATATCAAAAGATTTATCAATATTTGAAATTGTTTTTTCTTCACTAAAATCAAAGTTAGACTTAATAAATTGTTCTAATGAAGGATATTTCATTCTTAAAGTCAATTTATCATCAAGACGAATATCGGTTGTGTGATTTTCATTTCTTTGAACTTGTATTTCATCAATATAAATTTTTACAGGAACTTCGGTTACTCCATCATCACTACAAGTAATAATCAAATCAACACTTTCTCCAACAGATTTACCACGAATATTCAAGAAAATATATTCAATATCAAAAGTAGGTAGTTCTTCTACTTTAATTGATCTAGTTAAAATACAATCCTTTAATACTTGCTTAATTGCATTTGTAATCTGTTTTGTATCTTGACTTTCAAGTGCTAAAAGTAATATTTTTTCTTCTTTTACGAGAAATGGACGATATTTAACTGATTTTCCTGTTGATGGTAAAATCAATTCATATTGTGGTGTTGAAATCTTAGGCAGGGTCATTTTATATATCTTCAGTAATGTTATTTATTATTTCCTAGAACCATTATTTTTTTCAATTAGGTATCTTGCATAACTAAAAGAAACTGTCGTTTTTGTAATCGTACTTCCTTCATAAGATAATGGAAGTGCTGTAATATTTGTAGGAAATGAGTCGATCATTCTATAAGTTATTGTGGGTTGTGTAATTGTTGGACCACCTGGTTCATTTGGATTTTCCAAAAAGTCCCTTTCAAATTTAGTTACAGAAATAATTCTTTTATAAGTATCTGGATATTTAAATCTAAAAAAATCTTGACTATCTTTTGCATTTCCTTGTCCGGTTGCATCTGCAGAAACAATACCAGATGAATTATAAATTGGATTAATATAATTCATCCATTCTTCAAATAAACGAATTATTTTATAATCATAATCAACATAAAAAGTCATCGTAAAATCTGGATATATTCTTCTTGTTGGAAATCTTTCTATAATTCCTTGACGGCTTCCACTTTCTTCAGCCATATCAAATGTTGCACCAGGAAGTGCAGTTTCGCTACAAAAAAAATCAAATGTATTTGCGGTTCTTACATCATTAGTTAATCCACAAGTCGATAACCAACCCATCAAATCCCTATCATAATTAGTAAGATGAAGAGATACTTTAAATTGACTTGTAACTGAAAGTTTTCCAAATATATCCCTTGCACCTGGAAGTGACCCATCCGGTGATGGGGTAGTCATTCTAATGTATAATGGACCTATATCTGGTTTTCCTTTTTTTGGAGCAGTAGCCATCTAAATATGTTGATGGAATTGTTATATTATATGTATGTCTGCAAATAAAAATTACAAACAGGGAAAGTTCAAACCAAAGCATCCAGAAAAATATAATGGAGACCCAACAAATATTATATACCGTAGTTCTTATGAACTCAAAATGTTTCATTATTGTGATTTGACTGAAAATATAATTTCATATCAAAGTGAAGAATTTTGGGTTCCTTATGTATCACCAGTAGATAAAAAAGTACATAGATATTTTCCAGATATGAAACTGAAATATAAAGACAAAGACGGAAATATAAGAATAGTAGTTGTGGAAATTAAACCAGCTAAAGATTTAAAAGAACCACCCACAAATCCACCAAACCGAACAAAATCTTGGGCATATGCAGTTAAAACTTGGGTAGTAAATCAAGCAAAATGGGAAGCTTGTCGTGAATATTGTAAAGATAGAAACTGGGAATTTCGTATTTTTACCGAACGTGATTTGGGCATTCAAATATGATTGCCGATAAAATACTTAAAGAAGCAGGTAAAAAATTTCGTTCTGCATCTTGGTATACGAATGCCTTGATGAATGAACTATCAAATCAAGAAAAAGATATAAATCAAATTGATACTGATTTTATTATTCCTGGTGATTTGGTGTTTTTTATGTATTCTGCAAAATATCCACAAAAATATCTATTCTGGGATAGACAACCATTAGCTTATGTTATAAATGTAAATCCAAGACAAGGAATGTTCCTTGGTTCTAATCTTCATTATCTAAATCCACAATATCGTGGAGGTGTTGCTGCTTCATACATAAATAAAGCAGGAAACGTGAATGCACCAAGAAAAACATTACATAATTATCTTTTTTCTGGTGTGAGTAGTAATTTTTTCAAGGTCCCTGAAAGTGAGTGGAGAGAAGTATCTTTACTTCCAACCGAAAGATTTGTTGATAAAAGAGGACAACCAGTATTCAAATCCAGAGTTTGGGATTATCCAGATAACCAATCGGCACCATAAATGGCTGAAAAAGCAGTAAGTAATGACTTTCACCCAATACCACCACCAGTCTTCTCACTTCCGGGGCAAGAAGAAAAAATACAGCTTACTTATGACCCAACTAATGGAAATACAAAGCTTTATAAAATAGTTTATTTTAATGGTGCAGTAACAGGAAAAACCGAGATTTATACAAATGGAGTATGGAGTATTACTGGAATTGGTGTAATATCAGACTCAAAACAAAGAATAACAGTACACGATAAAGTAATTAATTCAATTACAAATGCAAAAAATATAAGTGGAACTGGAATTCTTCCTGGGTTTATAGTAAATAAAACAGGTTCACAAGATACTGGGATAGGAGGAGTAATATCACCAACTGCACCAAGTACACTTCAACAAATTGGTAATATTGGAAAAGCTATTATAGAAATTGTTACAGACCCAATCGGTGCATTAACACCCTTTGATGTTTCTGGAACTGCTTTCGGTGATGCAAATGAAAAAAGATTATTTGGTGATAAAAAACTTCTCATATATCCAATTGATATGATTACATCACAACAAGATAGATTGGAAATTTCACAATTTAGATATAAACCAACAGGAGCAGAAAGTATATTTAATAACCCAGCAAAAGTGATTCAAGAAAATATACAAAGAAATAGTGCATTGTCTGATTTTATTGGGATGAGCGTTTTACCAATTCCAAATGGCGTGTCTGATGGTAATAATGTTTCTTGGGGAGCAGACCAAATGAATTCATTAACCGCAGGTGCAACTGGA